AGTCAAACTATAGTTGGAAAACTCAAGAGCTTTCTGTAGACGTTCGTCCATCTGTTTACTCCTTGAATAATATTATACTATTATTTATCCTAATTATATACTATGTTTATGAGGAAGTCAAGTATTCTTTTATGTCCAGGCACTTACTTGGGCGACTGTGGGTTGAACTTTTTCATCAAATCTGTATTGTGTGCTGCCTACTGTAAAGAAACTTGCGTTTGAACCAATAGCCGCATGATCTGGAGTATTAATTGGTTGTAAGTTATAACAACTTGCTACTATAACAGTATCCATCAGTTGTGTATCATCTGGATCATCAGTTAGTTTTACTTTTGCAGTAATCACAAAGTTTCCACCAGTTTCAACACCTTTATATAGTACTTCAACTGCTCTGTCACCATATTGTGCCGTTTCATTTCCAGCACCCTTGAGTGGTGTTGCGTATGCGTAACTGTATGCGTATGCGTATGGACCGAATCCACTTGCCGTAAACATACTTGTTTCTCCTCCGGCATGGTCTAAGCCATAAAAACCATCACCACCTATACCGTTTGATCCTGTTCTATCACATGATTCTGCTTTAAAATGAATTTCTCCAATACTACGGAAAATTTCCAACCAGTCATCACTTCCGTTTGTACCACCGCCTACGCCTGGGTTAGTTCCGGGTCTGTTTATGTTTTCTACTGCTGATGCGTTGCCTTTTGAATTTGACCAAGCACCAATACCTGCTGTTAAATCAACTACTATACTTCCACCACTGTTAAAATAGTGTCTTGCTTCTGTATAACTTGCAAATGTCCAGGAAACTTCACATGTAAGTGAGTTTTGCCACCCTGTGCCACCGTTACTAACATCAACAAAGTAATTTGTATCTGAATAACTGTCTTCGCCACTAAGAGCTCCGAGCTTGTGTTTATTTGTGTTGATAGTATTTGCTACTTCGCTTTGTATTCCCAACCAACCCTTGGAGTTTAGTCCTGAAGGTGTTGCTGGAACTGTATTAGAGCTGTCAGCGTAAACGCTGTCAATTGTAGCGTATTTCACTAGTAAAGGTAAATCATTATCACAATGGTATAAACCTGAGTTTATTTGTGCTACTAGATCGTTAACATTATCCGCCTCAATAAGAGATGTAACTGCTACGTCTGTTAAACTAGTTGTTTGTCCCCAGCCTTTACGTCTAACTAAATCAGTTGAGTGGTTACTATCATATGTATATGTAATAACGTTTCCGGAACCATCTTTAGGATCTTTCCAGAACACATCATATGTGGCTGTTATCGCATTGAAATCTGCTGCTGTGATAATACCTTTTTTGCTGACTGCCATGTCTTATATCCCTATTTGGTGCCGACTACTACTTCTAATAAACCTACTGATTCTGACGTTTTATCTGCTAATGCTCTTCCAACAATACGATACCAATCTAACGCTTCTTGATGTTCGTAATCGCTGACTGCTCTAGCAACGCCAGGTGTTTCACTTGAAACCAAACGTTGTCCTTTGCGTACAGGACCAATTACTTTACATGGTACACGGCCTTCAAGTGCTATTGCAACACCTTCTGTTCCGCTATTCATCAAGTAAGCAGGATCTGTACTAACAATACCGAAAACTTCCGGACAAAATCCGTCAGTTGTCTGTGTTACTTCTGCTTCGCCACCAATTTTAACCACTGTACCCGGCTCATAATCTGCATCCGATGTATACATCTCTGCAACGTCGGCGTATTGTGCTTGGGTGGCAATACCGTGAAGTTTAATTGCATCACTGCCTGCGACCGCTGATGTTGGATTAAGATTTATACCCTTGGCAATCTGTGTAGCACCCCATATTGCATATAGTGTTGCTGTATCGCCTAGTGCTGTAGTACTTAGAGTAAATGGTTGGTTATTAGATGTTACACTAATAATAACTCCACCTACTGTAGTGATTGAAACAGACTTATCGACGTCTGCGTTGTCTTTTACCACAGCGTTTTTAGATCCGCCTGCTGGTAATCCACTCCATGATGTTCCATTAAAGTATTTGTATTCATCTGAAGTAGTATTGTAATAAATCTGTCCTTGTACTGCTGTTGCAGTTGATGGATCAGTTGCTTGTGCATGATTCTCTAATAAATGCAAGAAGTTTTCAGCAATGTATTCGCCATAGTTGTAGAAATTCTTACCCACTAGAGATAGTTGTGTTGTTGCGTTTATTGTACCGTCACTAACCGAAATCGCTGCTTTGGTTGTGTTTGTATAATTTACGTTATAAGGCATTTTCTAACTCCCTGCTCTAATTCTAATTGTGTAGATCACTTGGATCTTTCTATTCGCCGATTTTTCGATCGGGTGGAATATAATATGAGAAATATAACTTCCTGTTTCAGTAATTAAACCAATCTCATCAAATGCAAAATCACCTGTTAGGGTAGTTGAGTTATCAACTGTTTCCTGTGCGGCTGGTTCTGTATAATCAAGTGTACTGGTGATTACAATGTCACTGTAAACTAATCCATCAAACTTTTGAACCACTGTTGTGTTCTCACTAGGCAATATTGCGTCTGTACCATCAACAAGTTTCTCATAAGTCTTGTTGTATAGTGCGCCTGCCTCTGTGTCTGTGTTTGTAGACCTATACTCAATAGCACCCGTGCCATCAATAAGTGTTCCTCCGTTACCGAAAGCCATCTTTTTAATTACATAGCTTAGTCCAGATTCTGAATCTACTTCTCCGCCCAATACTCTAGCCATAGCCAAAGCCATGTTTGTAAAGTTAATAGCGTTATGTTTGTTTAATAATACTTCACCAGTGTCTGTGTCTTTTATAAGAACGTGACCTTCAACTAAAGCTGATGCATTATCTTTAAGATTATTTTCCATTTCCGTTTTACTCTCCGTTCTTGTATTTAGCATTATAATTCGATACCTTTTGTACTTGCTTGTATTTGTACTGGTAATCTATTAGTTGCTGTTGAATCCAATAGGCTTTTACCCAAACCGTTAATCAACACCTCTGTTTGATATCTTCCTGTGCTTGGATCTGCACCGCCTGTTGTTATTCCTGAATCTATTGCCAACGCTGAGTCTGTAATATCAACAATTGTTGATGCTGTCGCGTGTTTCTTAGCTTTAGTAAGTCCAACACCTCTGGTTATGTTTTGTAGGTTGTTTCCGTTTACATCACCATAGTGTATAATCTCACCATTAATATATGCAAAGCCTGTTTTACCAAACTTCGTTCCGTCTGTTACCGGAATTGTTGTTAGCGTAATGCTAACCGCTGAAGTAACAGTTGTTGCGTTTGCGTCTTCCAAACTATATGCCGCTAGAGTTAGATCATTGTTTTGTTGATATAATAGTGTTCTACTATCAGCACTAACAGTTGATCCTGATGTGTTTGTTATTACGCTAATTGCCAAGTCTTCCAGGGTCTGTAGTCTAAATGTTGTTCTTTCATCGCCCTTACTTGCGTTTAGGAACACTTCATTACCTATTGAGTCATACGCTGTACTGCTTGTAAACGCTTTTCCAACATATGCATTACTAGGAGTAGTTGCAAAGTCGCCACCCGTTACTACTGTGCCTGCATATGAGGCTCTGTTTTCGTTTTTGGCATAATTTGCCACAATATTTTCCTGAACGTTGTGATCGTTTAGTCTACTAGTAATCATCATGTTACGTGACTGTTCAGTTATTGAAGTGTCTGCTTCATCTAATATAGTATTTGCATCGAACACGTTGCGTATCTTTGAATGGAAAGGCTTAACTGTGTTTATATAGCCTATCAGTTCATTTACACCATTCTTTCTGTAGCGTCTTAGCGTTGTTGATATCGGTGTGGATAAACCCAGCTCCAAGTATGTTGTTTTGTATACCCAGTCAACTGACTGCTGATCTGCTAGTGCGTGATAAATCATTGCAAAGAAGAACAAGTTAAAGTTATCTACATATTTGTCTATGAATATATCTTTCCTTAGAGCTTTAACAAAATAGTATGAATAAACATCTGTGTTACCATCATATGCAATACTATCCCATGCATTTTTATCCCATGCATCAATGTTTGCTGGATTATAAATTGTATCGTTGAACTTGATAGTAGCATTTTTCTTTTCTACCATTATCCATTCAGTACCATTCCAACTTTGAAGTTCGTCTCTATCCAAACCATCTTTAACAATTTTAATCTGTACAAGTTGATGCTTTGCAGTATCAATACCAGCAAGTAGACTTGGTCTATTAATAATCACACTAGGTATTGCATTTACATTCTTATCAACACTTACATAGTCTGCCCATTCCCACATTGTAGTTAGATCATAAACAGTAGCGGCTCGTCTCCACTTACTAGGTTCATCAGTTATAAAGTCAACTGATGATGTATGTGCAACTTTACAAATATATATCTCTCTTCTATATGCAATTCTGTTACCAACTACATAGGCCTTACTTGCAGTCCAATCTGCTGTTGCTTTTTCACTTACTTCAATATCGATTACTTTGTTTTTAAGTCCAATACTTCTATCCCACTTGCCAGCTAGATCTCCAATTAAATTCATATGCTTCAATAATCTATTTGCGGCACCTACTGCCTCACGTCTTGCATCAAGTGTTTCTGTATACCAACTCTGTGCTATGGATCTGTCATCACCATATCTATTAACTTCATGTAGGCTTAGGTTAGGTAACTCTATATCTGTTGATAGTTGTTTACCCACAACATTATCTCTAACTCCCAAGTACCAATACTCTGGAATTACTCCGTTGCCTTCTTGCAGTAGTGTCCAGTTTGAGTGAGCACCATTAGTTAACTTTCTATTAACCTGTAATACTGTGTCAGTGCCTACATATGCATCTACGTTTGATATAATTAAGTTTTGGTCATCAATGGCCGCCGCCCAACTAATACCATTTGCTGTAGGATCAGCAATAATACTTGCAAGGCTTTTAACATTTAATCTTCTGTTGCTACGTGAAGGTGTAGTTGTCTTATCATATACCCAGAAGTAATACACAGTATCATAATTTCCAGTATTGGGATTGTAGTCTTCCAGTTGGCTATAGAAATAAACCTCTTCATTAAGTTCATTACTAAATTCACTAAATGCTTTACCAGTTGCTGGTTGTCCAAACATATCTACGCTTGTGCTTACTGCATTCTCCCATTCGTCCGGAGCAACAGTTGACTTTGTCCACTCATAAACTTTCATTTCAGTACCAGGGAATAAATTACCCCAATTGCCCATTCTATATTCTGCTGAACCCTGTGAGTAATCAATATATACTAGACTGTTTGTATTCCACCAAGTGGAACCAATACGTCCTTCTCCCCAGGCATTTTTAGGATCTGCTTCATCAAATTCACCTAACGCTGTACTATGTGTGTAAACAGCATGGTCCAGTGGACTCTTACTGTCAATCTCTCTGTCAGCTATGCCAGGAATAATACCAACTACTGGATCATATATTTCCAGTTCTAATTGTGTTGACTTTGTTGCATTATCATATAACACAATACGTTCTAGTTGGTTGTTTGTGGGTCTAGTTGTGACTGTTCTAGTTGTATTAAGTGTCCATGTTGCACCATCATAGTCCCATCTATATGTTCCTCTATTGACGGATGCGTTGGCATCTGCTTGTGTTAAGTAATTAGTCCAAGCAATATCTTCATTCTGCCATCTATATTTGGTAGAGCTTGCTCCTGCGCCTATTGTGGCATCAAGTGCTTCTTTGTGTTCGAAACGACAGTTTCTCAATACATATACTTCTTGAGCACTACCACATTCCTCAATAAATCTGTCTATATAAAACTTACTAGGATTGTTTAGATCTCCCAGAGCAGTTACTCTATGAATTCCATCCACTGCTGGTTTAGTGTTTGTGTTGACTAACATTACATAGTCACCAATTTCTAATCCATGTGCAATTGGTAAGTTAGTTGAGTCTGCTATACTTACTTCAGCATCATTACCATCACTTGTTGCCGTACCAGCACATATACTACATGAACTTGTGTATGTTATATTTCCACTTGCATCTAATATAGCATTGCCATTGGCATCAACTGCTTGGCCCAAAGTGTACCAACCAAAACTGTGTGGTTGTAATACATTCCAGCCTTCAAATTTACTTTTAACTGTGCCAGTTAATCCGTCATTATTAATAATAGCACTATCATCAACTACTTGGATTCTAAAACGTGTTGGATCATATGTTTCTTCGCTCCAGTCACTTACATCAAATACGTTTGCAATAACTGTGGCTGTTGCATACTGTATGCCAGTTTGTGGGAAACCTGCAGTTACATTCATTGGGTTTGTTTTAGCACCTAGATTAATATTATCATTTGTTGAGGTGATTGTCAACCTATTTCCTGTTGTAGTTGCTGTTACTCCAGTAATACCAGCTGCCAAAATACTTGCGGCCGCTTCAGCTACACTACTTGGTCTTGGTGTGTCTGTAAATGTCATTGGACCGTATGTTGTGTTAAATCCATTTAGTGGACCTGCTGTGCCTGTAATAGTTAAACTATCACCTGAACCTACTGCTGTACTACTTGTTGGTGTTTTTGTTATAAGCAATTGATCTGTGCCACTTACACTTGCAACAATGTTTGCTGGCAAACTTCCGTTTGCATTAATTAGGCCAGCCTGTATGGTTGGCGACATTGGACTGTCAACGTTACTTTGTATTAGTGCTGGTGAATATGTTGCTACACTTAATCCTAAATCTGTATTTGCTGTACCGGCGCCAATAACAAGTTGTCCTGCCGCATTATTCTGCACATCATATACAATTTTAATTGCTGTACCTGTATCACTTGCTACCAGTCTACCACTGGCATCACTTGCATTAATTAAAGTAACAATTTGTGCTCTAGTTAGGTTTGCTGTTGTACTAATTGGTATTGTGCCACCATTATACATGTTAATAGTTGCACCATTAATAAGTAAGTTCTTGCCTGTGTTATCTGTAATTACTGGATTAGTTAGTGTTCCTGTTGTAATATGAGGATTGCCATTTTCTGCCGCTGAACTATCAACTTGGTTTGTTAATGGCTGGTAACTTAGTGGTATTGATAAAGTATCAATAGTAATATCACTTGGAGAAGCTACTGTTTGTCCTGCTGTTCCTGTTGCTACTAGGTTGCTGAACACTCTAGTTGTTTCATCAAACCAAACGCTTATACCATCAATAATTGCACTAGCAGGATTACCTGCGGATTGACTTGCGTATTCAAATGTTGGACTAATTTCTGTACCAATAAATGTTAAATCAGTTGGTGTTGTATCATAACCAATACTTGACGCTTGTAATCTATAATAGACGCCGTCCTTACGAACTACATCTCTTCTCTTATAACTTGTTTGTCCATTCCATGTTGGGATATTGGCATAATCTGCTGTTGAATCATATGCTGTTCCGATGTTTGTAACATCAAAAACTGCTTTTTTCACTTCTGAGACTATAACCTCGCCTGCTGTTCTAAATCTATTTTCTTGTTCTAGGTGTGCTTGGAATGATATTTCCTCAAAAACATTTGTTGTCTTTTTGTTGTTTACCCAATCAGCATCTGCTATTGAACCAAACTTAACTAGGTGTTTCTTTTGCTTAATGGTACCAACATCTAGAGCTATTTCAGTTGCGTTTACATTCTGTGTGTCTCCGAAGTGACTCATACGGAACATCCACTCTTCATTGAGTGATACTAAACTATCTCCACCATTTATTAGGTTGCTTCTAGCAAAACTTTGTGCTACTCTAGTTGTACCTTTGTCTCTGATCATACCTTTATAGAACTCACCAAACACGCTGTTTGGTAAATTAGTTTCTGTAATCCAATCTCTACCATAATTGCCAATAGTTAAACTTTCAGCTTTGGTTACTCCCTGATTTACATTTTCAATATCATAGTTATAGAAGTCATCAATTGATTGTACACTTGTATCCCAGTTCTCAACTACTGTCTCAGCAAACACTAGATAACCAGGAGCTCGTTTATTTCCGTCCCAGTCTTTTGTTCTTTGTCCTTCAATGCTGAGTCTATAATGTCTTTGATTGTTTACTGCATTATATAATACATCGTTGAACTGTGTAATGTTTTTAAATACTGCCGCATGTTCGAAGTTTACTTCTGCAAAACTAACACTACCAACTTCCATAAACGTATCGTCATTTACTGTGACTGTCAAACTGTCTGAAGTTCTGTCAATGAATACTTCGCTCTTATCAATTGCTTTTCCTGATGTGCTTAGTAGTCCGTTTGTTTTGTTTGGTAACTTGTCAAACTCTAGAATGTAACCGTGATTTGATTTATATGTTACTGCACTCCCAAGGAATACTGTATGTACATCTCCGTTTTCTGCCGTTACTGCCCAGGTCGCCAATCTCAATGCTTCAGCATCTTTATCTTCTTCAAATGTAATACCCTTTGATTCTAGGTATTGCCTGTTGCCTCTAATAAAATCATATATGTCTTGAATCTTTGCTAGTGTGCTTCCGAACTCAACAATACTTGCTGTAGTATTAAAGTTTTTATATTTCTTAACTGTTGATGCAGTTGTTACCTCAACATCAAAATAGTTTGTATCTTTAATACATTCTAAAATTTTAAATCTCTGTTTTGCTGAACTTAGTCCTGATACAATATAGTTGGTACCTGATTTAGTTATTGTAACATCACTTGCAGTAATAATATCTGTAGGAACACCACTATACATTTTTAGACTAAAGTCATTTTCATTAATTCTATATTCGCCACTAGGACCACTTTCAGTTTTAAATGTTAGTAGATTCTTATTTGTAAATCCAGATATTTTTTGCACTAACTGAGTATCCAAACTATAGTACTGTTGCTCTAGGTTATCTGTATAGAAGTTTCTGTCTAGATTATTCTTTTGTGCTTCGTTAATACCATTTGTTCTTTCAGCGATTTCAACTGTTTCAATTGCTAACTCTGTATATACGTTGGCTACTGATGAACCGTTAATAACATCCAAAATTGGTTTAGCGTTGTAATCAATACCTCTATTTGTGAGAGCTACACCTACTACTGTTCCACCCTGAATGTCCAGAGTAGCTGTTGCTGATTTTCTACTAACAAGATCTAATATATCAATTGTAGCCGCTGAAACATAACCAGTTGTTGAACTAACAACCTTAAGACTCTTAATCTTTTTACCATATATCTTTCCGCTGTATATTACATCTTTAGGATTAATAAGTTTATTTCCTACATGGTATACTTCCTTTGAAATATTTGCATCAACAGTAGACTTAATTGTACCCGGTTGGAAGAATTCATTAAATGCTTCGTTTGGATTTAGTTTGACGGCAGTATCAACAAGTGTACTATGTCCTAAACTACTTGATCTCCATATAAATTCTACAGGACCCCAGTCACCAAATACAAATGGCGCCGCTTTGTCTACATTGGCAGGTGTGCCTAGAATCGCTGATCGAGCGACTAGAGCTCCACTTGAATTCACTGGACACTTTGTAGCGAAATCCCAATAAAGGTTTGCGTAGTTAATATTATTCTTTACGTCTGGATTTTCTGCAGGATTATTTACATGTCCTGTATTCAACGCTTTAATTAGGGCTGTACGCTTAGTTGCATCTGTCCAACTATAATATGTGTCCCACCAACTTGGTTTCATACTGTGTCCTAGCATATGCCAAGGAGTTAGGTGTGGTGTATGTGTTCCGAATAGAACTGTGTATGCACCTTTCCAATGTCCAGGTAATTTGTTACCAGTGAAATTATTTCCAAATACCATTGAATTATAATTCCAAGTTGTGTCGTCTGCATTGTCGTAATAGTTAGTAGGATTTAAACTAGTAACTCCTGTCTTTGCTTTCCAGTCTGCAAAATGTTGTTCTGCATATAGATCCATATCAGCAAGTTTATACCAATGTCCATTGGATAGTGAAGGCATGTACTTAACAGCACTCACTGTATTCTCATGTTCTACTATACCTGCGTATGCTCTTTTCTCTAATTCATAATAGGCCGCATTTACTACATCGTATTTTCTGTCAAGAGGATTATCCAACTTGGCGCCTGCTTGCATTTGATACTCACATCCATCATGTCCAATAATAGTTACGCCACCTACAATTTGTGGGTGTGTTACATTACTCATTCCTAACTTGGCGATACTTGCCGGAACATGACAATCATAATCCATATCATGCCACACAATATCTAGTGTTGGTGTTCCACTACCAGCTACTGGATTTATTAATAGTGTAAGTGTGTTACCTGCAAACGTATAATCAACATCTTTAACCAACATTCTTTGAACGTATGCAATTGATCCGTCTGTTAGTGTTTGTTGATCTGTTAGGTAAACATATACATGGTCTCGTTGTGTGAGATCACTGTTTGCTGTATAATTTGTTGTGTAAACTAACTGGGCAACTACACATTCTATAGTCTGTACCTTGTCATCATATGCGTAAACCATGTTACTAAACTGATGTAACTTGCTACCTTTTTTAGTTGAACTAATGGCGTTGATTGCATCATTAACAATGGCTTTAGTTGTTGTATAACTGTTTGTGCTATATAAACGTTTAACTTGGCTTTCAAATCTACGCTTGAATGCCCACCAGTCTCTACCCTGAGCCGCCAAACTTTCTTTAATATTAATTCTGTTGTCTGCATAATTTAAATCATGCATAATACTAGGCTCATTGTGTATGAATATTTCACCACCAAGTCCTGTTACTTTAGTTTTCTTATGTGAGTTATTGTTACCATATGAAAGTCCAGTAAAGTCAATTGTTGAGCGTATCTTACTTTCCCAATGTCCAAGTGTTTCAGTAATTGTTAAAGTTTCCAGCATTTTGTTTGTGGCATTGTGACTATGTGTTTCAACATCTAGTGTGTCACTACTCAATAGTTCTGAACTGTTACTGTAATATTCTACGTCAATTATTGAAGTGTCTGCTAGTAAACTGGCTGGTACTGTTATCTCTGTTGAACCAATTGTATATGAAGCAGGTGCAATCCATTTTCCATCAATATATAAATTGTGGAAGTGTGTATCCAAATCTGCTACTACAATAATTCTAGCAAGTTTATGTCCTACGCCTGTTGAGTATCCGTAATAGTATACTCCATTTGTACTAGGAGTAAAAGTTAGTGTTTCATTAAAACTATCGCCATTATTATCTGAGTATGCAACACCAGATGATATAACTGTTGTTTTGTCCTCAGCATAAATTTTTAGATTGTTAGTGGACGCTGATCCAATAAGATCGTGGAATATAGTTGCATCGCCATTTACTAGAACAATGTCAGGGTGTACTTTACGTCTTTCAGTTGTTAGTCCATCTGCAAACTTCTGTGCTACACTGAATCCATTTAGTTCTGCTCCAGTTCCGTAAACCCAATACGCTGTAGTTTTACGCCAGTTGCTGTGGCCTACTGATACTGTTGCATTTACTGTTCCATCAGTAACTATTGTTTGTGCTTGACTTTTTGCACCCGAATTCATTATACTAGGAACATACAAGTGTCGTCTATCAGTACCACTACCATATGCAAACAAGCCTTCTACGTTTCTAGTTCCACCAACTAGTCCACCTGAACTTGTGCTTACATTGTAAGAACTTGTTAGTGTATGTAGGAATGCTTCGAATACATAGTCTGCTTTGGAACCAGTATCTTTGTAAGTTAGAGCAAAGCCCAGTTCTGTATCTGCTGTTCCTGTGCCTATTTTATATCCGAATAGTTTGTTACCCACAAACGAATTGCCTGGATATTTTGTTTCATCTTTTAGCTCACAACCTGCATCGTCCCATACTAAAAATAATGGAGCCTGATTTTCTGCTGTTTTTTCTTGCCCGATTGTTATTGATGTTCCGTTGAAGAACAAATCTTTAAGTGCATACTTGAATTGGTTTGCTGTAATATAATCTGGACTACTGAGTGCAAGTAAACTATCACCAGTTGTCATAACAGTATCAACATCAAATATTCTAGTCACAACGCCTGAACCTGTTGGCGTTCCTGTTGCAAGGAAAACTGTACCTACTGTACTGTCTGCCGCTCCTGCTGTTGTAAAGTCTGTTGTACCTGCTGTTGTAATTTCATATACAAATCCTGAAGCTACACTTGTGGCCGCTATGCTTGGTGTCTTAACAATCTTATAGATGTTTTGATCATTTAGCAATACAAACCTTGAACCAATCTGCATACTAATTGACTTAGTCTTTGCACTAAGGACAGCTGATACTGGTCCTTGCCATTGACATGTCTCGTTTTTAATATTTCCAAACAAGTGTAAGTCTTGATTAAATTCTATAATTGGTCTTCTGGCTTGAAGTGCATCAGTAGTATGTGTTGATGCTTTGTAACCCAGTACCATACCTTCTAAACTTTGTAGTGTATCCTTATGCACCCAATAGTTTCCTCTGGACCAAATTGTTCCTGTGTCATCTCTTGTTGAGATAACCAAATAATCTTTTACAGAAGTTGTTAGGTAATCTCTATCCCAACTTTCACCGTCCCACATATCATTAACAAAGTCTTTTTGGGCTTGTGTTAAACTGGCTGGTAGAAGCTGAACCACACTAAAGTCTCCACTTGCTTCATCTTGGTATCTAGCACTAACTAGAACAGTAGTGGAAACTTGTCCATCTGCCGCAATAGAGGCTTGGTATATTTTAAATTGATCTAAGTAGCCGCCTTTGAAAAGTTTGGCTGTTCCAGTTCCGGCACTACCATTATTGGTAGCTCTAAACGTTACACCAACTGCGGCTGAACTTGCACCTAAGTTTACCCAGTTTGTTGTTCCTACTGATGTAATTTGATACACATCGCCAAGTTTAATTTGTGATTCTGTTTGTGCTACTGGTTGCATTTCTGGCCAGTCACTATCCAGTTTAAAGATCATATCATTAGATATGTATGACTTCTTTTCCTGTCCACCATCATAAAAGTATAAAAGTGGTGGTGCCGTATTTGCTATAACCTGTGTATTGTATGAACTAATAAGTGAGTGTATACTACTAAAACCTCTAGGGTCTGCTCCTTGGAAAGTTAGTGAACTAGCCCAAGTTGTAATTTTATCATTGTCCCAATACTGTCCAACAATGTCCTTGTATGTTGAATCGTCTGTCCATATTCTTTCATATCTAGAACCTGTAGTGTGATATTCTGTGTGTAATTGTAATTTAATGCTGTCGCCAACACCAGTAACCAAGTATGTGTTTAGAGTTACAGAACCATAACCACTCATCAACTTAATTAACATTCCATTTTCTAATTCAAATGTCTTATTATCATCTATAAATGTGTGTGCAGTTTTACCGTTGACATCTGTTAGTAGATCAGCAGTATATGTGCCTGTACCATTAGTATTATCACTCTCATATACTGGCATATCACTTACCCAATAATATGAATTGTAGTTTACAAACTTGTCATTGTCAATTGGTGGTGCGAAGCTGTAGGTCTGTGCATTGTAGGCACTATTATAATTGTAGTTGTCAAATTCTATACCAACACTATTTGCAATATCATCTGGTGTCAACATACTGTTAATTGTTGAATCTTCTAGTTTTGTTACAATACTTGGATCCAGTTGTCTATTTCTGCGTACTGTTGTTTTGCTTGCTTCCTTTAGGTATACATCGCCTTGTTTAGCAACGCCGCCTTGAGTACTACCAACATAAGCATCAATGTCTTCTAAGCTGCCCTTGGAGATCATTTGATCCAGAGTTGCATCCATCCATTTTTGATTTAGTGGAGTGTCAAAGACTGACGGTAAGTAGTCAGTTGCCTTGATCTTATTTGTTTTATAAGTTCCAGATCGCTTTTTATTTTCAGCAATTGTCTGTTTCTTGGATTCGTAGTTCTCGGACATTTTAAACCTTAAGCTGCTCTAATATTACTTTGTGTGATATTATCTATAATATCAATGTCTGTTGCTGACACATCAGGAATCAACAGTTCTCCTCCCATTGGTGTAATCTGGAAAAGATCTCCAAACACACTAGTAGACAATTGTGGTACAATAACAAAACTGCTAATGATACCTGCTAGTTCTTTATGTACATAAGCCGCCAGTTCAGTGAAGTAGAATGTTTCACCAAAGTCCCAATTGTCTATGTTAAAGAAGTTACCAATCTCTTCTACTACTTTATCTTTTATTTCATTATCAGTAAATCTTGTGCCTGGCACTTTGATAATTCTAAACTTTGCTTGTAGTGATGCATCTGCTTTGGCGCCAAATAATACTTTGTAATTTACTGGTCTGTAAATAATACTATCACTCATTGCCTTTTTACCTGTTTGCTGTGAGAAACTCTGCTTCAACTCATCAATTGTAGGTGGTACAGGTTTTACTAGATCCTCTCTAGTATCCTTTAACCAATTTCTATATGCTGTGTCGTAGTAACGTGTTAACACAAAAACATCTATTAAGTTTGTAAAACTAGGATCAACAACTTCATTATCTGCAGGAACATGTGTCCACTCAAAACGTAGATTGTCCTGTACGTTTCCGTAAGCAGTACCAGTTCCTAAACCGGCACCTGTCGCTGTAAATGTTACACCAACTGTATTTGCACTAGCACCAAGTCCAGTAAAATCTGTTGTACCTACTGTACTGATTGTGTATGATCTACCAACTACAAATGCACCAGCAGTTTCTACAGTAATACTATTGAAGCTATCTGGATCATCTGGTCTGTCATCATTGTTGTTATCCACTAGACTTAGAATAATTTTGTTTTGATTATATATTCCACTCTGGTCTCCCTGTGTGGCAAACTCATATCCGTATATGAAGAAGTCACTGCTTGGAAATCCAGTTCTAGTTAAGTCTTGTAATTTAACTCTATCTCTTTGTTTCTTGTTGCTCTGTTCATTTAATTGAAATTCGTTAGTAATATTACTAAAGTCTATCTGCGTACTTTCCAGAGTATAACGTAAAACTCTAGTTGTTATATCCCATTTGTCTGTTGCACTAGTTGAATCAAATGCAATATGTATTGTCCAGTTATTATCTAAACTAACAGCATCAGCTGGATTGTAAGCAAAAGGAGTAGGGAAAGCCGTATCCACCGCACTAGGCAATGGATCTCTATCTATAATATCCCAACCCAAATTTAAGAAATCATACTTTAGTGCAAACGTTTGTCTGTTACCCAAGTACTCAATAATGTTAGCTCTTTCAGTTGGATCAAACTGCCTTGTATACGCTGGAATAATATACATCATCTTATAGCCGTTTGGAATTGTTGCATCAAGACTAATTGCACCAAAGTTTCTGTTTGCTGTTAGTCCTGTTGGGTTACCATCAGCACCATCAATACCTAATCCACTTGCAAAAATCTTACTTACTTTTGCCCACTTAACTGTGCCACCTGTTGCAAGTAATCCAGTCCCGGCATCTAATGCACTACCGAATTTAACAAGAGCACCTACTCTTAGATATTTTAAATAGTTGTTCTGTGTTTTACCAGTACGTTTGATTACGCTATCACTATCAGTAAAATATCCTGTGTTGGTATTACCTGTTTGTTGCCAAGTAAACGGAAATTTTGAATCTCCATTTCTATAAATGGTATCCTCAATAGTGTCAAATGTTCCTCTATACTCGCTGAAGTATAGATTAATTAGTTCGTCATCTTGAATAATCTGTTTAAGCAATTGATCAAAGACTGTACTAGGTGTCATGTCTGTTGCATATTTAACTTTAGTCTGCGTAGTCTTTGTTACTTTACCATCAGTTGCAAATAAGTTTAGATTAGTATACGCACCAGTTGGATCATTAAGCGTTACAAAACGACTATGTCCACTATGTGTTCTATTGATACTTTTAATTTTTCTAATATTATCGCTCTGTGTATACAAATAACTATTGTAATCATCTGCCGTGATCATGCGGTCCTGCGTTGCATAAATGCGTGGCGCATTTGTTTTTATATCGTCCAAACTTTCACTGCTACTAGCGTTGGTTACACTTTCTCTTAGTTGTACTGCAAGTACGGCTGTATAATTATTACCGTCTGCACCTGTATAGTCTATGCTAATACGTTTTGTTCCAATGTCATCAGGTCTTAACACATATGTTTGGTTCTCACTTTTACGATACCATATACGAATTATTCCTTTTGGTGGATTACCAAAACTTTTATCAGCAAAGCATACACTAATTTTATTATCTTCTCTTGTCTTAACGCTGTAAATGTCTCTAATACCTTGGTTAATAAAATTATAGTTTGCACTCTGTCCATAGATATTATCTACCTTAGTCCATTTTTTATTAACTGTTCCGTCTGCATTTACTGTCTGTACCCAAACGTCCGTTGAGTTGATGTTAATCTCATCTATGTCCAGCGTCATTCCACTTAGTGATTCAGTAATATTAAAATCTTTAAATGTTAACTGTCCTTGTTTGAATCCCACAAAGAAACCTGTGTGGTTACTGCTGATACTTTGTCCATCATTTTTATATTGGATACTAAATGATCCACTTGGATCAGGTGTATTTTCAATCATTGTCTGTTGCACTATATCGTAATCCAAACCAACAGCATTAAATGATACACTTGAACCCTGTGCAAGTCCAGTAAATGTAAACACAATCTGGTCTGCTACATTGTTTGTATTATAGTATTGTGTAGCCACACCATTTTCTGTTACTTGTCTACGAGGACTACCGAATTGATTACTTTGTACAAACAGAGCATTCATTACTGTTGTAAAGTTATCTAGGTTGTCTGCTGTAGTTGTATTCTCAAACCGAATCTCTTCTCCACCAAGTGTTGTACCACTAGCGCCTATAACATTCTCGTTTGTTTTTATACTTGTAACTTTTAACAATCCAAAAGGCGTAACGTTTCGTCTAGGTTTGTATCCCAAAAACTCTGAGAGTTTAAAGACGCTGTCCTGTCTTTCTGCTGTACTTAAAAAGTTATTTCTGCTGTTTAGATCTACTCTAAATGCTAAGTTGTGTCCGAACTGTGCTATAACATCGAGGAGTGCAACAAATTCTGCACTTTCTACCCAATCACTATAGCTTTCCGGATAATTATTACTAATGTACTCAATCATTGAAGTACGGATAGTATCAAAATCATATGCTTGGAAGTTTGCGTTCACATAGGACTCATAAACTGCTTTATAATCCTCTGCCGCAAATAACCTGCTCTGTCTTACCTGTTGTGCCATTATTAAAACTCTGCCTCTGCAAATTCTCTATCGAACTTCAATCGTAATACTGTCTCTGTCGTAGTAGGCAAATATAACAATTGTATACTAATTGTAATTGAACTGCTGTCTTCAGTCACTCTAACATTCTTAGTCATTAGACTGAACCGAGGATCGTAATTAACTACGTCATTTACGTCTTGTTCAATTAGCTCTATTGTATTCTCATCCAATGGTTGAAATACATAAAAAGGCAACATGCTACCAAATGAGGGTTGACTCCATTTTTCACCCTTACGGATTTTGAAATGGTTGTCAAGGTCCTGTTTTGCTAGGTCCAGCTTAGTCATTTGCTTCGCTGATCTTTTCTGACCTCTTGTTGTGTATCCTATACCTGTGCTATTGTTCATACTAATATTTAGCTGAAAAAAACCGACGTTTCTAATTCTATACAGTTATAACTAAACTTTTATCAACAGATACTAATTCTTCAGGCCAAAATAGGAAATCACGCCAGGATTCGTCCGGAATATACAATGTGAACAGTCTTGCGTTGCGATTTATTTCATGATAGCTGGGTTGATAAGGGATTGAGATGGGTTGGATTAGTTTGTTGGACTTTGAACTGTTGCATGGCTTACATGCACTAGCACAATTTGTCCATGATGTTCTGCCTCCGTGGCTTTTTGGGATAACGTGATCTATTGTTAAATCTCCTTGCCGGTGTTTTGTGCCACAGTACTGACAAGTATAGTTATCTCTTATAAACATGTTTCGCCTGGTAAATTTTGCTCTCGTTGGTAGCTTATGATAACGATTAAGCATTACAATACTTGGCATTGGCATTACGAAGTTTTCACTATGCAAGGGTTTATCCTCATAGCTCTTTACAATTTTTATCTTATCGGAAAAATATGCTTTGACGGCACTCTGCCAACTAATTGTGCTTAGTGGCAACAGGCTTAAAGGCTGTGCATCTGCATTAAGTAATAGTACACTCATGTCAATATTTATGTAGACAGATTTGCTAAGTTAACAATTTGCCTTTTTCTAGATTGTGTCATCTTGGGTAAGAATCTATTTGTTTCTTTATAGTATACATACTCTGCTTGGTTTAGAGATTTAGTTGTCTCAAATCCATTAGGGTATAGTGTTCTAATATTTTGTAGTCCTTGTGCTTTGAGTAATGCTCTTGATTTGATACTACCATAGTCAGCCAACATCATAATCTTTGCTTCTCCCTGACGCACTATTCGTTGATTGCCACTCAGCACTAGAGCGGTTGCAACAAATTGCCATTGTTCATTCACGATGTAACTGTTTATCTTAAACTGTCTATCCGGTGTTCCTGTTTTTGATATATCACCAGTAAAATAGAATAGACTAAACAGAGCATCATAATTTGTTTGACTTATAAGTGATAGTGGTAGGATCTTTTTAAATGCTCTCTCTTTGTTTTTTAAGTCTTCAATAAAATAACTATAGGCTTCTGATTCTGTTAGTCCATTACTATCATTACCATTTGAGAATCCATAACCAATAACTGGTAAACTGTTTACTGTATATACAAATGGTGACCAGGATTTTTGTTTAATTATATAACTTATAACACTGGTGCTTGCTTCTAGATCTGTCAGCGGTATTTTTGTATCTGTCATTGTACTGTTTAGATTTGTAAACAAGTCAAACTCTACCAGATCGTTTTCTGATATTGTGTTTGATAATGTATAGGTTCTTGGCATCTTAAGTATTACCCTCTGAATTTCTAAACTTTTCTTCTTGTTTGTTTACACCCTTCCAAGGATGATGTTCCGGAACTCTGCTTGCCGCACTTGACAATACATTCTTATTCTCAACCAACTGATTAGTAATAATTCTACTAGGTACTGTGGGAACCGGACCGTTCATATCAATTCTAGCCGCCTGTTCCATATAGTTACCTGCAACAGTTACATTACCATTAAGTGCCGCTTGCACATTCATATTGGCTCCTGTATATAAATTGTAGTCTCCAGTAGTTGCTTCAACTTTAACACCTTCAGTACCTGTTGATCTAATGTTTACACCCATATCACTTTCAATATTAACATTGCCTTTGGCATGTATATTAAAGTCTTCTTCACTATGAATACTAACACTTGTTTCACTATACACATCGATTCTACCATCAGAGTCCAATTCAACCCAAGCATTACCTTTGTGGTTGGTTATAAACATAAATTCGTTTGTATCATCTATTAATATTTGAGCACCGCCTCTGGTTCTGAAACGCATGTTTGTACTTTTGCCTTCAATGTCACCATCATCCATTGATATAACATGTCCACCTCGAGTTGTAATACCAAATACTCTACTGGGTGATTCTCTTCTAGCACTACTGTTTGAATGCCCTCTACTAAAATCTTCAGTTAATCCTTGTGTAGTTAGTGTTTGTAACTGCTTGCCGTCAATTGGTTTTTTATCTGGATCTGTCTTATCATATGGATTCTTCTCACCAACTGGTGCTAGTTTTCCATCAGGTTGTCCTTCTGAACTTGCTCTGCCTCCCAGCATATGATTTCTATCTTTTGAAATAAAACTTCCCATTAGAAAGCCTTCTTCTCTGCTGGTTGTAAATGCAATTAATACTTCTGTACCAACAGCAGGAGGTTGTGGCCACATGCCATAACTTTTTGGAGTGCCGTTTTCTCCGCCCTCTTCAGTACCATATTTTGTAGGATCAAAACTTCCTTCTAATGCTTCTGTTGTTCCACCAAATGGGGATACCAACAGTACAATTCTAGGAGCACTCGTACTTCCAAACTCTGGAATCTGTACTTCAATTCTACCTGAGTATAAACTGTCTTTATTTTTAACTACGCTACCAACATATAAACCATTAATATTATTGATACCACTGCCGCCACCTTGTTTAACTCTATCAGGTACTCTTGTGCCATCAGTTCTAACTAACATTATCTAACCTCCATCTCGTTCACTAGTAATATTGTACTTACATTTCTATTTCTATATGCAACTAGTGTCTGATCAAATTTTCCTTGGCTCATTGATGTTTCAATCTTTCTAACTTCATATACGCCACTGGCCGCTACATCTATTTCTCCACCTACACTTGCTTCAGGATCAAGCATAGCTTCGTCTGGTAAATGGTTTAGGAATAACACTAGACTATCTGTATTTAGATAGTTGGCTGATGTTACAACCGCTTCATTTGTATATACTCCAGGCGTACCCATCCAAAATGGATCACCTTTAATTTTAAACTTAACTTGAATATAGTCTGTGTTTCTACTTCTAAATTCTAAATCAGCTAGTGCATCTATTGTGTCAATAGCACCCGGGCCTTTTGATTCGTTTACTTGTTGACTATCAGGACTTGCGACAGCATAAGCATATGCAACACGTTCCATGAATCCCTGATGTGAACCATCCACTTCACTTAATGAAGTTGCGTATGCACCGCTGGCAGTCTTGGGGACTGTAATTGGTGTTGGGTTAGTAGGCACATGTGATTGTTTAATTTCTGGATATGCCAAACCATTTGCAGGATCTTTTGCCATAAAAAATGCATTATCAATCATTAGGTCAAAGTTTTGTATTTCTGTATTCATTCCATTATACAAGTAATCATACTTTTTTGTAATAGGTAAACTTTCAAATAGAGTACGTTGAAATCCTCTATCATTCTGTTTTTCTTTTTGTTTTGCTGGATCGTTTTGTGGTATACTATAAGTTATATCCAAGTCAACTACTAGTTCTATTTCCATTTCACTTGTATCAGTAAATTCATCTGTTCCATCACCAAATGTAACATTAGGAGTTACACTGATTACTGTTCGCTTAACACCGTCTGTTCTTTCCAATGCGTTTAGTTCTCCTAGTGCAGGAACGTTTGAAGTTAAGAACTTTCTAAGATAACTTATTAAGTTTGTTTCACTATTGATGTTTGCATTGATTGTATCTTTATTTTCTGTATTTCTATTCTGTCCGCCAGCCGTTTCGGCATTACTTGTACCAGCAATAGGTTTTGAACCTAGATCAAAACTTTCCGTTACACTTGCTTTGCCATATGAATTGGGTCCTGGGCCGTTACTTGGTACTGATTTACCAACTGATGTTGTAGCGTTAGGTCCTAGTGTTATCTTCCAGGTATGCTTACTAACCGGATCCTTATTCTCTGGTGACTTTCTGTATTCTATTTCTGATTCATTTAGTTTTGCTTCCAGTAATTTTAAGTATTGTTTTACTGTGCTTGCACCTTCCACAACAATATCTGTTTTTACTTTGGATAAAGCAATTGCTGTCTTTGGAGAGTTGTGTGCAATAATATTATGCTGTGTTCCGCTCTCATTAATTGAACTTTGAATCTGCTTAAAAATTAGACTGTAAAAGAATTGTCCGCCATATTTTACATTCTCTTTTGTTTGTGCATCTACTCCTTGATATTCTACTTTTAGAACATACTTAGCACTCTGAAGTGTTATAAAGTTAAAGGGTCTACTATATTGTAATACTCTGTTTAGAAGTTTAAATCCTAAGATCTCATACACATTGAATTGAAATACACCACTGACTGTATTACCACTTGTGCTACCCGGAGTAACATAACTTATAATACTTAGGTTGTCAATAGCGTATGTAGACGTTGCTCCACTTTCTGCAATTACAACCGCGAGTGGTTGTCCTGTGCTATCCCTAGGAACTTCAAGACTCGCTAGAGTATTTGGATTATTCCAGACACTAGGATGCACCAAGTATAATGTTAACTTGTATGTCGGACTATCAACTGTTGACATCCAATTGGGTGTGATTTTTACTTGTGTTGCCATATTATGTAAAGTTCGTAGGTATTTGGATCTCTAAACCCGAAACAAAATCCACTATTGGATCTTTTAGTGTATCAGGATTGAACTCTGCGAATACCCACCATAGTCTTGCATTTCCATAAAGTTCATGTGCAAGTTTATCAGGTTTGTTCTCGTATGCAGATGTAATAGTAAATGGTTCCAATAACATTTCAGCTTTGTTTCCTATGCTACTGTCCATGATATCTAAGTAGCCACCATTTACAAATTTTGTAGTTCTATACATACTGTCTGTTCTATATTTTGTAGACATTAGTTAAATCCTTTTGTCAATGCTTTGCCTGTTGCGTATTCTCTGACATTAAATGCGGTCTGTACGTTTGCAGGAGTCTGTTGTACTGCTAAGTCAATTGACATCACAAACTGTACAGGAATACTTGTTGAGTAATCAACTTTCCATTTCTCACTTCTTGATTCATTGCTTGGTGACTTTTGAGAAGGATCAACTGTTACAAAGTCAACATCTTCTGCATAGGTATAGTTTACGCCTCGCACCACTACTGGAATTTTTTCTGCATTGCCAGATCCATATGCACTAAACAATAGTACTGGTGGTGGGCTACCTGCTGTAGCGTTTCTTTCCTTTGCATCACCTAGGAAAGCACCAAAGTCTCCCTTAGTTGCAAACCTTAAAAAGTGTAGGCTTGCTAGTGAGTATTCTGATTCAGCGATTGTTGTTGCTGTGAATGTTGCTGTTATCTGAATTGTTGGATTGGGAGTATTCTGCCAATACTGTTGTTGGTATACACTATGCGTTGTATCATAGGTTCCATAATTAGCACTATAATTCCACATGATAGTTGGTGTATATGGAAATATAATTCCAAATCCTGTCTTAAGAAGTGGCTCCATTAATCCGCCACTCATTAGTAGGTTATTCTTTGCATTTGTTGAGTATAGTCTTACTCTATTTTCACTAGGTATACCTGCTACTATCTGTGGCTCCACAGGATCAACTGGTGCTTTATAATCTTCAAAACTATCCGGTTCTACAATGGCAGGACCACTTGCATCTTGTTTCTTTGGAACTACTTCTGGTTCGGCTTCATCTTTTTTATATGCTACACCACTCCAGTCTTCACCTGCCGCTTCTAGTCTTTGTTGTTCTTTAATATTCTCTTTTAGAGCTTGTGCTTCTGATGGTTTAAGTCTTCCCTGATCAACTAGGAAGTTTGCCTGTTCTTCATTAACGAGTGCATAGCCTCCACTATCAGGCTCAACAGTACCGTCTTCATTAATAAACGGCTTAATTTTTACTGGAGCCGCACCTGAATTCAAGTTGTCACCTGCTCTTGTATAGCTGGTGTCATCATTCAGTAGCATTTGGTCTGGACTTATTTTTTCTATTTTTGCCATTAGCCTCTTAACTTCTCCTCGATGAAATCAAATACTTGTTGGTCAAACTTACCAAAGAAGTCAGTAAAGACTGCTTTTTTCTTTTGATCATCTGCGTCTGAACGCATAACTGCACGGAAGTCACTAGCACTTCTGCCCTCATCTTTAATAGGCACAGTATACACATAACCAGCTTCATCTGATGTTACAAGTGGTTCACCGTCTTTCCACCATTGTAGGTATCCCATTTTCAATCTGTTGGCATCTTTTTCACCATATACCAGCACAATTGCTGTTTTGGTTGGATCTCTGCCTGCTTTGGACATGTCAACATTGTATGGGTGTGTTTGAATAATATGATTTGCTGGTATGCCAAACATTTTTGTCATTAGCCCAGCTTTCTCATCAAAAGTAAACGGATCACGCTCTGCTTCTGCATTCTTGCCCACCATAGTACTGATAAATACATTGTCTGCACCAAACTTACGAACTAAGTCCTGATAAACTTGATGGTGTCCACTATGCATAGGTTGGAATCTTCCGCCATAGAACACCGCAATATCAGTGGTAGCGGCTTCCATTAATAAATCTGTATAACGCATTGTAAATCTCCTACTGGTATTTAGCATGGAAAAAACAGGTTGACATGGTACCTAATAGGTGTTAGTATTAGTAATAACAAAGGAATAATCATGGCTAGAAACCACTATCTATCGAACAAAGAACTATTAAAAGAGATCCATCGTTCAAAACTATCCTATAGTTGGGTAAGTGATGAGAAATACGAATGGAACGATCTAATTATTAACAGTCTGGATGAGATTAATCCAGAAACAATTGCTGAAGCAAAGCAGACAAGAGCTGTTAGGATGCAAAAAGAGGCACATGAGGCACAAGTAAAATTGTGGGAACAAGGATTGCTGGAAAGAAAGACAAAGCCCAGAGCTATTGACTTTGCAGTTGATCCTGATACTATCCCAGAAACAGATGTTGTATTTCGTGTTATGACTTTCGAGCATGTTCCAGAAGAGCCTGGAAGAAAAAGCAATCCCAAACAAGAAGCAGATTACCACACACGTTGTAACTTCCCTCCCTTCAAACATTTTGCACTAAAAGGTAAAAAATGGACTGAGGTAGCTAGAAGTCACTGGGAAGGTGGTAAAGACAATGGACACTTTAGTATTACAAGTGGTAATACTACTGAAAGACTTGCTAAGATGTATATCATGCTATGTCATAGATATAGTATGCGAGGTAACTGGCGTGGATACACATATGTAGATGAAATGCGAGGACAAGCCTTGTTGCAGTTAGCACAGATAGGTCTACAGTTTAACGAAGCAAAGAGTCAAAATCCTTTTGCTTATTATACTGCCGCCATTAATAATAGTTTCACAAGAGTATTGAACCTAGAGAAACGTAGTCAGAATATTAGAGATGATATTCTTGAGGAAGAAGGATTGAATCCAAGTTTCACTAGAACATTCAATGCAGAGTGGGAACAGAAGATGGCCAACATTGCAGAAGCCAATCCACAAAAAGAAGAAGAGACAAAGGAATAAGTTTTGTTATTTGATGAAGTAGTAGTCTTTACCGATATCCATTTCGGTATGAAGAATAATAGTCGCCACCACAACCAAGATTGTGAGGACTTTATTATATGGATGATTGATCAAGCAAAAGCTCGTGGTATTACAAAATGTATTTTTATGGGAGACTGGCACCATCAACGTGCAAGTATTAACGTAAGTACACTCAACTATACCATAAGTAATTTGCGAAGAATCAATGATGCATTTGAAGAAGTGTATATGATTATGGGAAATCATGATCTCTATTATAGAGAGAAACGTGAGATCAATAGTATACCAATGGCAGAAGAATATCCCAACATTACTGTTGTTAACGAACTGCTAGTCAAGGATAATATTGCTATTGTTCCCTGGCTAGTTGATGATGAGCATAAAGCTCTTAAAGATCTAAATGTAAAGTATATGTTTGGACACTTTGAGTTGCCTAGTTTCTATATGAATGCTATGGTGCAGATGCCTGACCATGGACACGGAGTTAAGGCTGAAGATTTAACTAAGCCTGAGCTTGTGTTTAGTGGACACTTCCACAAACGCCAGAGAGTAGGCAACATTATATATACAGGTAATGCTTTTCCACATAATTACTCAGATGCATGGGACGATGACAGAGGACTTATGTTCTTAAAATGGGGAGGCGAGCCGGAATACGTTGCTTGGCCTGATGCTCCTAAATATAGAACGATATCTTTAAGTAAACTTATTGACAAACCAGAAGAAGTGTTGTCTAATAAAGTACATTGTCGTATTGCACTAGATGTTCCTATTACATATGAAGAAGCAAACTTTATTAAGGAAACATTTGCCGCTCAATACAATCTTCGTGAGATTGCTCTTATGCCCAGCAAGAAAGAGGAACACACAAATGATTGGAATACAGGAATAGATATCGAAGTTGAAAATGTGGATCAAATAGTCCTAAGTCAGCTGGAAACGATACAGAGTGATACTATAAGAAACGAACTACTAATCAACATATATAACGGTTTATCAATAAATGCTTAGAATCAAAAATATTACAGTAAAAAACTTTATGAGTGTGGGTAATGTTACTCAAGCCGTACAATTTGATGATCAAGGACTAACTCTAGTCCTAGGTAATAACATTGACTTGGGAGGAGATGGTTCTCGTAACGGTACAGGTAAAACTACAATAGTTAATGCCCTAAGTTATGCACTATATGGCAATGCTCTGTATAATATCAAGAAGGATAACCTAGTTAACAAAACCAACAACAAACAAATGTTGGTAACTGTTGACTTTGAGAAAGATGGACAAAGTTATCGTATTGAACGAGGTAGAAAACCAAATTTGTTCAAGTATATAGTTGATGATGTTGATAATGCATCAACAGATGAGATGCAGGGTGAAGGACGTGAGAGTCAAGCAGTAATTGAACGTACTCTGGGTATGAGTCATACTATGTTTAAGCATGTTGTGGCACTCAATACATATACTGATCCTTTCCTTAGTATGAGAGCTAATGATCAACGTGAACTTATTGAACAATTGTTGGGTATTACAAAGCTCAGTGAAAAAGCTGATGTACTTAAAGATCTTGTAAAGCAGAGCAAAGATAGTATTCAAGAAGAGACATATAAAATTAGAGGTACTGAAGAAGCCAATGAACGTATTGGTAGTAGTATTAAGGATCTAGAACGTAGACAATCAGTATGGTCCAACAGACGTGATAGAGATGTTGTGGATCTATGCCAGGAACTAGCTGATCTTGAGAAAGTTGATATTGATGCTGAACTACAAGCACATATTGCCTTTACAGAGTTCAATACTCGTAGAACACAGATAGACACAGTAAATGGCGAGATTGCACGGTTACAAACTACTATTGAACGTGAACAAAAACGCATGGATAAAGCACAAAAGGACTTGGATCATACCCTAGATCACAAATGTTATGCATGTGGACAGGAACTACATGATGATGCACATGAAAAGATTGTGGCAACTAAGACAGAGGCTGTTGCAGATTCAGTAAGGCACATTACTTCTGACAGCGAAAAGATAAATGATTATAAGAGTGCCTTGATGGATATTGGTGAACTAGGCAAAGCACCAGTACTGCATTATAACACAGTACAAGAAGCATATGAACACCAAAACAAGATAAGTACCACAGGTACAGAGATTAAACGTAAGCAAGAAGAATTAGATCCTTATGAGGAGCAGATTGATACACTTCGCAATACTGGTTTACAAGAAATAGACTGGAGCGAAGTCAATAGACTCACAGAGCTTAAGGATCACCAGGACTTCCTACTAAAGTTGCTTACAAATAAAGATAGCTTTATCCGTAAAAGGATAATTGAACAAAATCTACAGTTTATGAACAGTAGATTAGAATATTATATTACTCGTTTGGGATTACCACATGAAGTGCAGTTCCAATCGGATCTAACAGTTAGTATTATACAGTTAGGACAGGATTTAGATTTTGACAATCTATCTCGTGGTGAACGTAACAGACTTATACTAGGTTTAAGTTGGGCGTTTAGAGATGTGTTTGAGAGTATGAATCATCCTATTAACCTAATATGTATTGATGAACTTGTTGATAGTGGTATGGATACTATTGGTGTGGAGAGTGCTCTAGGAGTACTTAAAAAGATGGAACGTGAACGTAACAAAAACATTCTACTTATATCACACCGTGATGAACTTGTTGGTCGTGTTAATAGTGTACTGCAAGTCACAAAAGAAAACGGCTTTACTACGTTTAGTACAGAAGTGGAAATAGTTGACGCATAATGATTGATGATGAGGACGATGCTGAAGGATTCATTAGTTTGGATATGTTCAACAACAAAGGACACAAGCAAAACGAAGAAGTTTTCACCACAACACCTGATTATGGAATACTAGAAGTTAAGAAAGAACTAGGCGTGGATATCATACAAGAAATAAAGAAGACATTTGAAGATGAATGAATATGTTATTCCCTTGCCTGATTTCCAATGGGATAAACAAGCTCTGTATACGGCACAGATAGATCATGTTAATTACAAAGCCAATGGTTTATATAAAAAACTTCATGAATTTGATACGGCTACTGAAGCAAAGATGTGGGATCTAATGGAATATAATATTCCTGTGGCAAAGGAAATTGAAGATAGATTTAATTGCAAAACAGACAGCAAGTTTACAAAGGTACTGGCAGGTGGTTATATGCCCACACATATTGATCCAGGCAGAACTGCGGTTGCTATGTTTTCGTTAACAGACAACCCTAGTCCGATTGTATACTTTGATGGACAAAAAGAACTGTTTACATATCACTATGAATGTGCTACTATTATAAATGCAAAGATACATCACGGCGTTCCTGATAATGCAAGTGATAGGATTGCATTCCAGGTAAATCTATATTTGACTTGGGACGAAGTATGTAAAATGCATCAGGAAGGAACATTATATGACTCACACATTTAAGAGAGGCGTTGTTTGGCAGGCAGGCGCAAGTGGAAATTTTCTATGTAGTCAGTTTGTTCCACCCGAACAAGTCATGTACTTTGAAGAAGGAAACGAATACAAAGTAAAGAATGACTTTAAATATTTTTTAAACATCAGTAAAGAAATAACTCCTCAAATGGAAACCCTTGCTTGTCATCCTTTTCCCACTAAGTGGATACAAGATAATGACATATACATTGATGACCTTATAATGGTTAAGCCTGATTGGTTTAGTGAGTTACTGTTATACGCAAAAAGAATGATGCAGTTTAGATCATCACCAAACGATTTAGTTTGGATGATCAAACAATCCTACAAGTTAAGTCACAATAAAGAATTGGATTGGCATAATTTTAAAGATGTACAAGCACTAATAAAGATTACTGATAGAATAAAACAAGAATTTGGATTAAACACTGGTGATATTCAGCGCCAATCCACCTTGTGTGTTTTATACATGGTATGGTTAAAGTCTAATAAACTTAGTGACGACAATGATAATATAAAAGTATTTGTACAACAGGAAATTATTGATCCTTGTATGAAAGCAGTTAAAAATAACACGCATCTAAACACTGAACCGTATGATAATGCAGTTATAGAGTTGGAGGCAACAGGAAAGATAGGCAAAGTTCATAATATAGATTATGAAGATTTGTTTATTAACTGTAACAGTATTATTGGTATAGATGTCAATAATATAAAAGATTACAGTACCAAGAATGTAGACTTGCTGACTACAATTTGTAAAATTGCTGATCGAAATGATCTGCTGGCAAGACTGGATTCTTATAGAGAGAAACTAAACAAGGCAACTAATGAGTGATTGGAAGTATAAGAGACAAATCGTTGAAAGTCTACCGGAAGACTGTGTCGGCTTTGTCTACATAATCACTAATACTATTACAGGCAAAAAATACATTGGCAAAAAACTGGCAAAATTCGCAAAAACAAAATACAAAATGCACACACAAAAAAATGGCAAAAAAGTTAGAAAAAAGATAAAATCAAAAATAGACTCAGACTGGCAAGAATATTATGGCTCCTCAAAGGCACTAACAGCAGATATAGAAAACTTAGGCAAAGAAAAATTTAAAAGAGAGATATTGTTCTATTGTGCCTCAAAGGCAGAATGCTCATACGTTGAAGCAAGAGAACAATTTACACATAAAGTACTCGAAAGTGATGACTATTACAATGGTCATATACAAGTTCGTGTTCATGGCTCACATATACTAACAGAACAACTATTAAACAATCCCACAGACACAAAGTCAAACTAATATAGGCAAAGAATGCTCCGATTGGTCGTGATAGCTCGACCCACCTTGAACGCATGGGAACGCATGTTTGGATCTGGTGTAGCAAAGTGTCACTGCGTTGGTTTGACAAACCGAAATGATCAAGCTCTTCTGACAATTGAAACTTGAGGGTAGCACAAAGTCGTTGATATGGCAATGTGTGTTCCTGCGTTATTAAGCAGTAAGTAAAAAGGTACAGCGTAACCGCCTTTTCCTAGCGTTAATTAGGTTTTACTATATCGATGTGTTGACTTTGACGGGAAAAGTCGATTTTGCATTTGGCCTTATCAGGCTAAGTGTGAATGACAGATCAAGGAAAAGACGTATATAAATACCATATAATATATACTATTATAACTATATAGATATTAGTAATAATAATCGAAATACCGTAAGGTATTGAAGATTAGATGCCGTAAGGCATCACTAATGTAACAGCAAAGATATATAATGAACTTCGACATATTCCAAATGAAATTCCTTGAGTGGACAGAGAATGTTATAGAGCAGAAAAAAGACGATGGTTTTGCTATCTGTCCGTTTGCCAAAAAGGCACGTCTAGACAATAAAATACAGTTCATAGATTGTACAATAGCTACTAGTGAGTTACTTGAATTTGACAAAGAAAAATACGAAATAGGTATTGCTTGGTTAGGTGATGATGCGAACATGGCTATCATTGATGAAGTTCTAGAGCTTTATAAAGCAGAAAACCCGGACCTATTATACTTTACAAGTACAACAGATTCAGGCTATTTTGCTAAGAACTTTACTAATTGTGTTTTTATTCAACTGAGGGGCGATATAGATAATCGTAGAGAACAGTTACATAAAACCAAGTACTATGACAGTTGGCCAGAGCATTACTATAAAATAATAACCGGACATTAACTGCGTTTATTCATTTCCTCTGTACGCTTATTCATTCTCTCGATCAACATCTGAACAGCCGGCAAAGGCATAGTCATGATTTCATGATAACCAACGGCACCACCACTATATAATACTATGTCTATGTAGCTTTCTTCAACGGCTTTTCTCTGCTCGTCATAGCGTTCTACAATTTCTTGAATCTCCAACGGCTGACTAGTGGATATCAACCTACGAAAAAATTTGACACATCCAGTTCTACTTCTTGTGTCCATTCATTAGCACATTCAATACACTTGGCTTTGAAGTTTGTATCCATGCCATCATCACTTAGTGCTTCAATTCTATCTTTGATTGCATCGTGATCTTTCTTACTGATATTTTGTAACCACTCCCGAATCATATCTTTGTCTACAATAACATCTGAACTGTCAGGTGCTTGTACACTTGTGATACAACTTGTGATAACATCAACTGTTAGCGTAGCAAGTTCAACAAAAGTTTCTCCAAACATTTTGGACTTAGTGTTGTCATCAGCTTCACTGGCAATTAGGCTATCAACCATCTTCTGTCTTTTGATGTTTTGTATCTGCATGAGAGTTCTGTCATCAATAGTATAGGGTCTAACAATTATTTTAAAGTTACTGGCTAGTCTTACTTCTGTAGCAAACTCAACTTCTTTAATTTGTGATAGTAGTTGAGCACTATCAATTGTCAATTGATTAAGGTGTTTACATTTTGGGCATTCAAGATCTACGTCAAACTTGTTACCATACGTTGCTTGTCTAATAGCAATTAATAGTACAAGTAGATCGTTAACTGGAATCTGTCTGGGATTTTGTATATCCGGACAGCATGATTCGAGTAGTGCAACATTGGCTTCTCCGTTAAACAACGCATCAGGCGTTTTTGTTAACAGTTCGTCTCTGGCACTCATAGGATACACGGCTAGTTCATTATCAACACTTAATTTTGGCTTTGGATCGTACCATTTCGCCCCTGAAGGCAATGATACAAACACAGCAGGCTTTTTATATGCCTGGATTAGAGGATTTTCTGACATCTGGTGTTTTCTCCGAATAAATACTTATGTATAAAGCGTCAATAGTATTTATACATTAAATAGGTAGTTAATTATGGATTTAGGACAAATTGCTAGTATATTTTCTTCTTTGCCCAGCTGGGTTTCAGAAGATACTATGCAAGGTATATTGAGAAGTCAACGAGGTAACGTTGATGCCAATATAGCCAAGATCAATAAGATTTCTGCTAAATGGGGTTTAGATCCTATTGAATCACAAGTTGACGATATAATTGACAACAAACAAAAAGGCATGCAGGATACTAAGCGTATGTCTGCACAGATGAAACAAGACGTAAATGATCTAATGCGAGAAAACGATCCTCTCTTAGGCCTGACAGCTGGTATTACTATGGTTGGTGGAGCAATGGGACAAGTCGGCAAGGGCTTTGACTTCCTAACAGGCAATAAAGCAAGTAAGTTTCTCAAAAAATCATTAGGTAAAGATTTATTAAAAGCAGGAAACAAAGGGCTAGGTGCTCTGGCGGGAGTCGCCGGATTTACTGCTGGTACAAGTGCTTTCATAATGAGTTTGGAACGAGATATTCGTGCAATGGTTGAAATGAGCGTATTCACTAATTCAGCTGAAATGCAATATATTAAAGAAGCCGCCAATGGTGTTGGTATGAGTATGGTGGAAGCCACAAAGATGTTATCGGGCAGTAGTGCAATGGTAGCCTATGTCGGAGACGGTGATGTAGCATCAGGCACACTAAAGTTTTTAAAGTTTGCAAGTAAAATAGAAGAAATGAACACCAACGGTAAAGGTGGTGTTAGTGACTTTGGTTTGGGTGTAGATCAACTTGCACAAAGAATGGCACAGGAAACGGCATTGCTATATGATCTAAATGAATTGACAGAAAGAGACTTAACTGCCAAGGGACAAGCATATAAAAACTTTGAAACAATGGAAGGCATGATGACCTATATGGCAGACTGGACCGGCGTTAGAAAGAGTGAATTACTTGACCAGGGTATGCAAGCTGATGCAATGATAGATTATAGAATGGCTTTAAAACAAAACAAAGCACATTTGGAAGAGGCATATGGCGAAGGCACTATGATGGCAGTCAATAATGGCAGAAGAAGATTAGCAATGCAACTAGCAATGGTTCCAGAACTGCAAAAAGAACTATTGTCTGCTGTTGATAAAACAGTAAACGACATACAATATAATGGAGGCGATTCAGTAATCTCCTTTAACCAAGAATTTTTAGATAAGATGAATGTCCTGGATCCAAACTTAGCAAACAGAATGACAAAACTTGTTAGTGATATAAGCACAGGACAATTTAAAGATGATCCAATACAACAGGATATAGAAGTTAAGAGACTATTAAAGGACATCAGTAATGCAAAAACTGTAGATGGTCCTGGAGCAATGTTTAAAGAAGTTAACTCATTAATTGCCACAACTAATCTAGTTCCTAATCTTGATATGTCAGATGCTGAACAAAGAGAAAAAGCGGCAAGTGTAAAAGAGAAAGCTGAACAAGGCGATGTAATGGTTGATTCAGTAGATAATACTCGTAAAGCACTACGTCAAGGTGTTACTGCTATTGCACCGTCAACAAAAACAGTAGTTGATTTATTTGGTGACCTGACAGGTGGTGTGCAATTGTTTGGTAAAGCAGTATCCTACATTCCAGGATTTGAACAGATGCAAAGTGCTCTGGGAGAAGATGCAATTGGAAAGTATCGTGTTGATCCAAGTACAACATATGGTCCACAGATGTCTGATTTTGCTGATCCTACTCCAGGACCAAAACGAAATAGAAGAAAAAGACGTAGAGGTGATAGGTCAGGTGTAACCGGCGAACCAGTAACAGTACCAATCACTGCTACTGATCCAAAAGAAGAAAACAGCTTCCTAGGAAATATATGGGATAAGATTACAGGCAAGTCTGATGAGAAAGAAGACTCTCGAATAGCAGGATTAAAGACACCAGTTCTAACAGCAAAACTTGAAGAAGTCAAGAAGAAAATTTCAGACTTGGAAAAATTAAAGGGTTCAGCTAAAAACCGTGGAGAACGTGGAAAGATATTTAGAGCAATCAAATCCCATGAAAGAGCAATGGCTAGAATACTGGCTGACATAGAAGCAAAGACAAAACAATCAACACTTTCGGAGACAGTAGAAAATGGCAAGTAGTTATAATATAAATTTACCTGACGGTTCAAGTCTACCAGTTCCGGCCTGGGCAACAGAACAAACGCTACAATCTGTAGCACAAATGCTGAGTAAGAATAATTTATCAGTAGATATTATCACTGATCTAATGCAAGAAAATAATATGGACGTAAGTGATGTTGCGGCTAAGATGTCACAACTTGCTGATGTAGATAAACAAGAAGCAAAACAAAGACTACAAGAAGCAAAAAAACAAGGCAAAAACTTCGGTGCTAAACTAACAGGTGTATTAGACAAGTTTAACAATACAGAAAAACCACTAAGCAGTTTAGTTGATATGGCTACTGGATTAGGAAAAGAGATAAAAGACGGTGCAAGTAGTTTTGGTAAAGACAAATCAAAAATAAGTAAAGGCTCTGGTGTAATGAGTGGTGTCCTGGATAAACTGGGCAAGGGCATGGGAGTAGCAGGTGATATTGCCGTTGTATATGCTGGTTTCATGGCTGGTAAAGCAGAAGAATTTGCCAAAGCACAACAAAATATGATTGATAGTGGTGCTATCTTCTTTGAAAATGCGGCGGCCTTTAATGCACTACAAACACAGGCCAGAGATGCAGGAATTGGTTATGAGAAGTTTACAACTATTGTGGGTAACTTCGGAAGTGCAATGGTTGGACTAGGTGGCAACGTTAGTAATGGTGCTGTGGAGTTTGCCGTTCTAGCAGAAAAACTAAATGATGCAAGTGACCAGTTCGGAGACTTTGGTATGACAAGTGAAAACCTAGCAGAAGGTTTTGCTGAGTTTATTGAAACACAACGTATGGCCGGAAATATAGATAGAACACAAGTAGGATACGGAGACAAGTTAGTCAAAGCATATCAGGAATTATTAATTGAAACAGGTTCATATGCAAGTGCCACAGCGTTCACAAGAAAACAGATGTTGGAATCATACACAGAGGCTATGAGTGCTCCGGTATTTGCAGGTACAATGAAAATACTAGACAAACTTGGCGAAACTGGTACTAAAGAGGCAGCTCAACAAATACAAACACAATTAACACTACTCAACAAAGCTGGTGTTACAGATATAGCAGGACCGTTACTTGGTGCTTTTGAACAGGCGTTAAGTTCATCAACAGGTGATTTACAAAGTTTTGATATTACTAGTTATCTAGCAGAAAATGGTGGTGAACAATTAATCGCAACACTTGATAATGTAAACTCTACTCTGTTAACAGACATCAATACAGCAATCCGTAATGGAGAAAAGATATCTGGAGATATGTTACAGGACTTGGTTGCGGCATATGAAACTGTTAAGCCTGGAATGGTTATTCCTGCTGGTGCAACAGATGGCCTAATGGGTTATATGAAACGAACTCAAAACCAAATGGAAGAGTTCCGTTTAAAAACTAAAGCAGTATCTGAGATGTCAGCAGAAGAACGTGCAGGTCTTAAAGAAAAACATAAGAAAGATTTAGAAGGTGCTGGTAAGTTAACTAAAGTAATGAACGATGTTACTGAAGGATACCTAAAGGCAATGGATGCTCTAACACTTCCAATGGACACGTTTGGATGGGTTCTAGATGGAGTAACAACTGGAATAAGCAATGCAACTGGTAATATGGTTGAAGGCATGAGTACAGAGGGTAAGAGTTTTATGCCTGGATATGAGGGATACCATGCCGAAGGTGCAGCAATGCGTGGTGAAGGCGCATTAGACACACAAAGAAAAATAATGATTGATGGGAAGCCAAATGGACTGAGATCCGGCGGACCTATCGGAGCAGGATCCATGGCTCTTGTGGGAGAAGAAGGTCCGGAATTATTACAAATGGGTGATATGGGAGGGATGGTATTCCCTAACAACACATTGAATAATTTGGTTGACATGTATAAAGAAAGCATGTATAATACAGATAATAAAGCTATGGTATCTCCCAATGTCACTTCCTCGGAATTGAATATGGCCTTTGGTGAAGGAATGGGCGATACTTCGGAATCCGGTGAAGAATACACGGATCTAGAGGATATTCTAAGGATGAAAGAAGAAACAGTAAACACTCTTAGAAGCCTCGACGGTGTATTAGCCGGTATGTTTGCTCTAAGCGAACAGCGAACAATTGCTTCTGAGATGTCTTAATTAAATTATAGCTAAATACATTAAATAAAAGGTTACACAAATGAGTTGGAAGAAACATTTTACGAGATATGATGGCGATGCAAGAGCTGGCCAAACGAAAGCGAATCGTTGGCAGAGCTGGCTACCTGAAGTATACTCCGGTATGCCCAATCGTACAGAACGTTATGTTCAGTATGATCAGATGGATCAAGACAGTGAAATTAATGCGGCACTAGATACTATTGCTGAATTTAGTACACAAAAAGAAACAAAGAATCTATTACCATTTGAAATTAACTATAAAGATGAAGCAACAGAATCAGAAGTTAATGCATTAGAAACAGGAATGAAGCAGTGGTGTAATATCAATGACATGGAAAGACGTGTATTTGGTATGTTCAGAGCGGCTATTAAATATGGTGATCAGTTCTTTATTCGTGATCCAGAAACATATAAACTAATATGGGTTGATCCCAGTGATGTTAGTAAAGCAATTGTTAATGAAAGTAATGGTAAAGAAATTGATCAGTATATCATTAAAAACGTTGCACTAAACTTACAAGACATGGTAGCAGTTGACACAAAGAAGACTGCCAATGTTGCACAAAAAGGACAAACAACTAGTTATACAACTCCACCAAATACCAATGCAGGTGTTTATCATGGCAATTACAACAGTAGTAATACTGAATATGCAGTTGATGCCAGTAACGTTGTACACATTGCACTAACAGATGGTATGAGTGCTAACTGGCCTTTTGGAACAAGTATTCTTGAAAGTGTATTTAAAGTATACAAGCAAAAAGAATTACTAGAAGATTCAATTATCATTTACAGAGTACAACGTGCTCCAGAACGTAGAGTGTTTTATATTGATGTTGGTAATATGCCGGCACATAAAGCAATGAGTTTTGTTGAGAGAGTTAAAAACGAAGTACATCAAACTCGTATACCTAACAAGACAGGTGGCGGAACAAACGTAATGGATGCGGCCTATAACCCACTATCAATTATGGAAGACTACTTCTTTGCTCAGACAGCAGAAGGACGTGGTTCCAAAGTTGATGTTCTACAGGGTGGTGATAACTTAGGTGAGATTGATGACCTAAAGTACTTTAACAATAAACTTATGCGAGGTTTGAGAGTACCAAGTAGTTACCTACCAACAGGTGGCGAAGATGGAACGGCAGCATATAATGATGGTAGAGTTGGAACAGCTCTAATCCAAGAATTTAGATTCAGCAAGTACTGTGAAAGAATTCAAGCAATTCTACAAACCTCACTTGACAATGAATTTAAACTTTTCCTCAGACACAGAGGAATTGAAATACCAAGTAGTTTATTTGATCTACAATTTACTGAGCCACAGAGCTTTAGTCAATATAGAGACATTGAACTAGAATCCCAACGAGCTACACTATTCTCACAGATTGAAGGTGTTGGTTACTTGAGTCGTAGATTCTTAATGAAGAAGTATCTAGGCCTAACTGAAGATGAGTTAGTTGAAAATGAACGTATGTGGAGAGACGAAAACGATATTAAGTCAGAAGCAGAAATAGATTCTAAAGGAGATCTTGGAAGTCTAGGATTACGTTCAGGTGATGTTGAAGGATTTGAACCTACTGATGTCGATGCAGAAGTAGATGATATTGATGGAGATGTACCAGGCGTTGATGGCGGTGGTGAGTCTCCTATATCAGGAGAGGCTCCGGAGGAGAACTAAGATGAGATTTGGTGAATTAGCACAATCGGCTGAGAATGATGAGCATAATAAATGGGACATCGATGATACTCGACGCCCTAGACTTACATTAAGACAACTTAATAAGATGCGTGGCATGAGAGAAATCGCAAAGGCAGAGCATATTGAACAAGTTGATCAGTTTAAAACAATGTACGGTGCAACTGCTCCTGCCGAGTAAAACCCCTAAAATTTATCTATTATTATCGAAAACACGGTTTTAACCGTGTTTCGCCTTAGTTTACACCGATACGTCTTAAATATGTATGTTATAACCTATCTATAGAAGGAGATTATTATGAGTGCTCAAGATCGTTATAAAAAAATCGTAGAGTCCCTAGTAAATGATGAGACAGATCAAGCGTCTGAACTTTTACATGAGGCTTTCGTAGAAAAAGCTCGCGAAATCTGGAATGATTTGCTAGAGCAAGATGAACTCATCGAAGATGAGATCGAAGAAGAAGATATCGAAGAAGCAATTGGTGATGAAAAATCTGGAGACTTTCTAGACGACATCGAAACTGCAGAAGAAGAAATCGAAGCTGAAGAGGCTTTTGGTGAAGGCGATGATGATGAAGATGATGGTGATATGGATCCAGCTGACATCGACGCTGAACTAGAGTTAGCTGACCCAGACATGGACGCTCCAGAAGGAGAAGAAGGTGTTGAAGCGGCTATGGATAATGTTGAAGATGCTCTAGCGGCATTGAAGGCAGAATTTGCATCTATTATGGGTGACGATGACGGAGAAGTAGAAGGCGAGCCAGAAATGGATATGCCGGAAATGGAGTCAGAGGAACTAGCTTTCGAAGAAACTGATGAAGTTGATGAAGAAGTAGAAGAACTAGATGAAGCAGCAGAACTTAAAGCCGTTAGTGCCCCAGCAAATACTGGTGGAGACGATGGTAAAAAGTCCCCTATTGCAGACATGAACAAGAATGATCCTGCCAAAGGAGTTGGTGCAAACGCTGAAGCGTCTGCAGTTGATTTCACTGGTGGCAATGAAAAAGGCGGAAAAGCACCTGCACCAAAAGACATGGGCGTAACTGCTCCTGCTGATGCTGGTAGTCCAAAGCCTGCTCCAAAGCCAAAAGGATAATTGATAATGCGTGGAATAACTCTTACTGAACGTTTATCTTTCGACAAGGCAAATATCGTCGTTGAATCCAAAGAGGATGGCAATGGCGGTAAAAACCTATACATGGAAGGTATTTTCGTTCAGGGAGACAAACGCAATCAAAACAAAAGAGTTTACCCTACAAGTGAGATCCAACGTGCTGTTAAGAATATACAGACAAAGATCGATGAAGGGTTTTCAGTATTAGGTGAAGCGGACCATCCAGATGATTTACAAGTAAATCTAGACAGAGTGTCCCACATGATAGAAAAGATGTGGATGAACGGCGCTGATGGTTACGGAAGACTTAAACTATTGCCTACTCCAATGGGACAAATATGTATTACACTATTGGGGAACGGCGTAAAGCTAGGCGTGTCAAGTCGCGGCAGCGGAAACGTTACAGAATCAGGTAACGTATCAGAATTCGAGATACAGACGGTGGACATTGTTGCCAACCCAAGTGCTCCTGATGCTTATCCAGATCCAATCTACGAAGCTATTATGAATGGTCCTCGTGGAAATATTTTAATGGACGTAGCCAATGCAACTAATCATGACACAAAGGCACAAAAGTACCTCCAGGAAGAGGTACTTAGATTGATAAACAACCTAGGTATTAGGAGATAAGAATGGCTCATGCAATCGAACAACTCCTAAGTTCAGAAGTACTTTCAGAAGAAGTCAAAACCACACTTTCAGAAGCGTGGGAATCTAAACTTTCTGAAGCTCGCGAAGAAATCACTGTTGAATTACGTGAAGAATTTGCGAACCGTTACGAAGCTGATAAAGATCAAATGGTAGAGGCACTAGATGCCATGCTAACTGATACTTTAAAAAGTGAACTAACAGAATTTGCTCAAGATAAGAACGAGGCTGTAAAAGCTAAAGTTCTATATCAAAAGCAAATCTCAGAACATGCAAAACTTCTAGATGGTTTCGTAATGGAAACCCTTAAAAAGGAAATCCAAGAATTACGTGACGATCGTAAATTACAAGAAGGTAACTTTGTAAAGTTAGAGGACTTCGTAATGGAGCAACTAACAACTGAACTTAATGAATTCCACCAAGATAAGAAAGACGTTCTCGCAGAGAAGGTCAAATTGGTGAAAGAAGGTAAGAAAATGATTGCCGAAGCGAAGGCGAAATTCATATCTAAAGCAAGTACTAAACTAGCTGGTATTGTAGAATCTACACTAACATCAGAATTAGGACTGCTTAAAGAAGACATTCAGAAAGCAAAAGAAAATAACTTTGGTCGTAAGATCTTTGAAACTTTTGCAGCTGAATTTATGAGTTCCAACTTAGCAGATGGTACACAAGTTTCAAACTTAGCTCAGGAAGTAGAAAATATGAAGAAGCAATTAGCTGAATCAGAAAGTCTATTAGCTGAGAAAGACGGTAAGATTATGAAAGCAGAAAAGAAAGCAGATCGTATTGCGGAAGCAACCGAACGTGCTGGCGTTCTAGCAGAACTACTTAGCCCTCTTGCAAAAGACAAGCGTGAATTGATGGGTAACTTACTTGAATCAGTAGCGACTACTAAATTAAAAGTATCCTACAACAAGTATCTACCAACTGTTCTAAATGAAACAGTTAAAACAACAACAAAAGCGAAAACACTAAACGAATCTCAGAAGACTGAGATTACAGGTAACAAGGCAAAGACACAGGATACTGATGTGGACGCTGAAATTATTAACCTAAGAAAATTAGCCGGTATTAATTAACTTTAAAGGAGATACCCAAATGTCACAAAACCTATTTGAAAACTGGAGTGTAACTAAAGACGCTCTTACTGACGGTTTGACAGGCAACAAGAAAGTCGTAATGGAAACCGTTCTTGAGAACGCAAAAAACCAACTTTCAGAATCAGCCTTATCAGGCACAACAATGGCAGGTAACATTGCAACACTAAACAAAGTTATCCTTCCAGTAATCCGTCGTGTCATGCCAACTGTCATCGCTAACGAACTAGTTGGCGTACAACCAATGACTGGTCCAGTAGGCCAGATCCATACACTTCGTGTACGTTATTCACAAACAGCAGCAGGCGTTTCTGCTGGTGATGAAGCACTATCACCATTTGCAATTGCAAAAGGTTATTCAGGTAATGCTAGTACAGGAAAAGCTGATTCAACATCAGCATACGAAGCCGAAGCTGGACGCAAAATGTCCATCCAGGTACTAAAACAAACTGTTGAAGCTAAAACACGCAAACTATCAGCACGTTGGACTTTTGAAGCAGCACAAGATGCTCAATCAATGCACGGTCTAGACGTTGAAGCTGAAATTATGCAAGCTCTAGCTCAAGAGATCACAGCTGAAATTGATCAAGAAGTTTTAACTTCACTTGATACATTAGCTGGTGCGGCTGCAGATACTTACAACCAAGCTGGTGTAAGTGGTACTCCAACATTCGTTGGTGACCAACATGCTGCCCTAGCAGTTCTAATTAATAGATCAGCTAACCTAATCGCGGCAAGAACACGTCGTGGTGCAGGTAACTGGGTTGTGGTTTCACCAACAATCCTAACAGTACTACAATCAGCGACAACTTCAGCGTTTGCAAGAACAACTGAAGGTCCTTTTGAAGCACCTACAAACACAAAATTCGTTGGAACTCTAAACGGTACAATGAAAGTATTTGTAAACCAGTATGCGGCAGATTCTGCCAACGTACTAGTAGGCTACAAAGGCGAAGGCGAAATTGATGCGGCAGCTTTCTATTGCCCATACATTCCGTTGATGTCATCTGGTACAGTACTAGATCCAGCAACATTTGAGCCAGTAGTTTCATTCATGACCCGTTACGGTTATGTAGAGCTAACTAACCAAGCTTCATCGCTTGGTAATGCAGCTGACTACCTAAGCAAAATTGGTGTTAACAGTGGTAACCTAGCGTTCCAGTAAAATTTATTTTACAAGGAAAACGAAAACAGCACCTTCGGGTGCTGTTTTTTTATGACTAAAATAAACTAAATACATATATAGAACGAATTGGAGAGTTTTGAAATGGCAACCATAATCAACCCTGATAACGGAGAGTTTATCGTAAAAGGAACTATAACATCTAATGCCGTAGGAGCAAATAGTTCAGCAAAAATTAGAATCACAAGTACTGATGATATAGATCTTAACAGTATTCCAGTAGACTTTGCATCAGCCGATGTTGCACTAAACATTGCAGGCGGTTGTTATACTGCTGGTAACCATTATATAGATGGAACATTTGTTGCTAACGGAGATATTATTTCTTTAGGCAACGTGGGCGGAAGCCTAAGCCTTGGAGCAAACATTAGTAGTAATCTTTTGCCTAATGCAAACAACAGTTTTAATATAGGCTCTGCTTCAAATAACTGGGCAAAAGTATATATGAATCATCTCATTTTAGATGATGACGAACTAACAATTACATCTGGATGGACAGATGGAAATTCCACAAGTAAGATTACTTCGGGAACATCAAGTACCATTACATTAGGTAATGGAACTGTAGGCGGAGTATATGTATTTTATGTTGATTCAACAGGTGCAGGTTCTGGAAGTTCAGTAACTATAACACCTACTACAGCTAACGGCTTTACTACTATGACATTTACTGCTGCCGGAGATAGCGTAACAGCAACATATAGAGCAGACGGTTGGACAATCATGAATGCTTTTAGGACTACGATAGCTTAATAATATCGTATAAATACATTAAGGAACCAGAGGAATTATAAATTGCCAATTAATATAAATCATGCACAAAATAAACTCTCAACAGATAGCACATTAACGGTTGATTCAACCAACAATGTCAGTCTAAGTGGAACTTCGCAAATTAAAAATGCCGTTGATCCAACAGATGCACAAGATTTAACAACAAAGGCATACGTCGACTCACAAGTAGCAGGAGGTGGGGGTGATCTTACCTTAGGAACACCAACTGATGGTACTTTTGGAGACGGCTCATATAAAGATTTAGATTCAACGTCAACAATTACAGATGCTATTGATGATCTAAACGAAACAATAGAAAATATCCGTAACAATACATTTGTTCGTGATGTTGATTTTACTGCTGATGTTGATACAGGTGGAGCGGGTTTATTAGTAACATTATCAACTACAGTAGATGGAAACGCAAATCAATTTGTTATAGATTGGGGTGATGGTTCTTCACTATTAACTACAGTTGATACAACACCTTCACATACATATAATACAAATGTTGGAAGTCCTTTTAATGTTTCAGTAACTGCAAAAAATACAGGCGGTAGTGGATCTGGATCCAATTCAGTAGAACAAAAAAATTCTTTTATTACAATCTATACAGCAACACCGGTTCTTAATTTAGCGGCCTACTCAGCTAGTTCAGGAGGTAGTCCAATAACAACATGGGACGACGGCGATACAGTATATTTTGAGAATACAACAACCAATACATCAGGAGCAACACTACAGTATACATATAATTGGGGAGATGGAACCAGTATTGATACAGTAAATGCAGACTCTGATCCGGGCGGAGTAGGAGGCGGACGCCTTGCTCACACATTTGCATCAGCAGGAACAGAAACAGAAGTTACTAGATTAGTTACTTTAACTCTTGTATCACATTCAACAGCAACACCATCAGAAATTCCAATTGTTGAAAGTGATAGTTTTAAAATATATGATGAACACACTCCTAGTTTTAACATAGATTTAACAACAGGAATTAATGAAGAATCATCCAGTGGTTTAACTGTTAACGTAACAAACACAACAGAAACAACAATAGGTAGTTACTCTACATATGGTATTCGATACTTATGGACATGGGGTGATGGTGATACCGATTCTGTAAATACAGGATCTGGATTCTTTGGTGATACTGGAAATACATTATCACACAAATACACACTAAGCAATAGTGATCAAGCAAATGGCGT